AAGAAGTATGGCGAGGCCCTCAAGGTCGGTGGTGACAAGGATAACCCATTAGCAGTCACGGTGGGGACTGAGGTCTTCGATAGCGTTCTAGAGAATATGGCGCTGCAGAAGCAACTGCAGAAGTCTAAAAAATGAGTGACCTAGCCGAGATACTGAGGGATGACAAGGTTCGAGCTCAGTTCATGGCAATGCCCCCGGCGCAACGGGCGGCTTACGGCTGGAGGATGCAGTGGCTATCTAAGGCGCACAGGCACCAGATATTACCCACCGGCGACTGGTGGAGCGTCTGGCTGTTACTAGCGGGACGCGGTGCCGGCAAGACCCGCACCGCGGCTGAGCAGCTTGCCTGGTGGGCCTGGACCGAGCCTAACACCCGCTGGCTAGTCGGGGCGCCAACGAGCGCTGACGTCAGGGCTACCTGCTTCGAGGGGGATAGCGGCTTGATGTCGGTGATCCCGCCGATCCTAATTAAAGACTACAACCGCGCCTTCCATGAGATCACGTTGACTAACGGATCCCTCATTAAGGGGATCCCGGCGAGTGAGCCTGAGCGCTTCCGCGGCCCACAGTTCCACGGTGGTTGGTGCGACGAGCTGGCGGCCTGGGATTACCTCGACACAGCATGGGACCAGATTAATTTTAGCGTCCGACTCGGTAAGCATACCAGGCTGATCTGCACGACGACCCCGCGGCCGAAGGATCTGATCATCGACCTCATTGGCCGTGACGGTGACGACGTTGTTGTTACAACGGCATCGACCTACGACAACATAGCGAACCTGTCGAGTAATTTTCAAAAACAGATTATGCAGTACGAGGGGACGAAGCTTGGCCGGCAGGAGATCTACGCCGAGATCCTGGATCCCGAAGAGTCGGGTATCGTCAAGCGGGAGATGTTCAAGCTCTGGCCAAACGGCCGTGAGTTCCCCAAATTCGAGTACATCATTCAATCTTACGACTGCGCCTACACGGAGAAGACGGTCAACGACCCGACGGCATGCATAACGTTCGGCATGTTTAAACCGCTGGACGGTCCAATGTCCGTGATGGTGATCGACGCCTGGCAGGACCGGCTGCAGTACCCAGACCTGCGCCCTAAGGTCATCGACGAGTACGACACGATCTTCGGTGAGGGCAAAGAAAAGAAGCGGGTTGACCTGATCCTAGTTGAGGACAAGAGCGCCGGCATCAGTCTTATACAGGACCTGCAACGAGCCCACCTGCCTGTCCGAGCCTACAACCCTGGCCGCGCCGACAAGATGCAGCGTCTCAACATTGTCTCTAACATTATAGCCAGGGGCCGTGTCTGGATCCCTGAGAGTGGCGTCCGTAAGGGCTTCGTGCGCGATTGGGCCGAGGGGTTTGTAAGCCAGATCTGCAGTTTCCCAGAGGCCACGCACGACGATTATGTGGACGCGTGTACCCAGGCTTTACGCTACCTGCGTGACGCCGGCTGGCTAGAGATCGACGCCCCGCCGCGGGATGACTATGACGAAGAGGACCTGATCGACTCGGGCATGATGACGACGCGTGTTAACCCTTACGCCGCATAGTCGGTAGACGGTTAACGGAGACCCCATGATAATTGACAGACTTACTATGTGGAGCTGACGATGGACTTACGCGATTGGTATCGAGCTGGGAACCACCTGCCTAACATGGCCAAGGGCGGTGAGGTGTCTGGCCCTAAGGGATTCGGACTTGCTGACGTGGCGCCATTTGTGAGCCCAATGAGCATGAAGACCGGCGGCCAGGCTCGGACACGAGCAGGCACCATCGCTAAGCCGACGTTCATTGACGAGCAGCTAGGCCGGACATCGGAGCGCCTATCTAAGCTTGCCACGGACCCTGAGCAGGCCATGCGGGATATCGCCGCTCAATACTTCCCGTCGCCCACAGAGAGCCCAGAGGAACAGCAGCGCAAGCTCGAGGAACTAGCGTTAGGCTTCACTGGCAACATTAAGCCAGTCGGCGGTGTCAGTGCTACGGCGGCTAAGGCAGCCAAAGGCAAGAAGGCAGCCCCTGCTGCGCCAACGGCTGAGGAAACAAGGGCAGTAGCGTCTGCCGGGCTGTCTCCCGAGGAGTCTAAGCTCGTTGAAATGTTTGGCAACAAACAAAAGCGCGAGGCCGAGCTCACGAAGAAAGTTAAAAAGCAGGCGCAGGCTGAACCGAAAGTTAAGGGCGAGTCTAAGGGTAAACGTTCGGCGGTACAGCCTGACTTCTATCGCAAGATGCAAGAGGAATTAGGCGAAGAGGCTGTGTTGCGAGACATTAGGTCAGGCCAGCATTTAAAGCAAGACCCGTATGGCGGTTACGTCGGCGCCCCTCGGACTGTCAGTAGCCCACAGGCCTTAGGCGGCATGAGGAAGTCTTTAGATCAGCAGTTCCAGGACGCGGTTCAGGGTTTAAAGATCGCCGACCCTGAACGCATGGGGACCTGGTACGACCGGGCAAAGGCAGGCATTGCGCAAAGCACTGAGCCCTTTCAACTTCCCCGAGTGCTTGAAGAGCATGGCGTTTACAGCGCTGGTGTGGCCCCGGAGTCTGAACTTGGCTTTGCGTTAAAGCACCGTAACTCTCGCGCTATTGGCCAGCCTACGATGGCCTATCGGGGTGCCCCGATGCGCACGCTAGACACCGCGGTAGCCCAAGATCGTCCTGCTAAAATGGGCTTTAAGATCGGTGAGTACGCAAACAAAAACGACCCACGAATTCCAAACACTGGCTTGTTTGGCGTGAACGACTTCCGAGCAGCGCAGGGCTTTGGCTATACGACCCCAGCCGGTGACATCTGGACTGGTGGCGTTAGCCCAACGATGCACCCTTTCATGGACGCCGAGACTGCGCTAGTTGTAGACCGTGCGAACAAGGCTGCTATCGGGGGCCGTTCTGACTGGCAAGGCCCACACATTCAAGAGCTGCCCTGGGTATTAGGTAAGGCTCAGGATCTGTACTCGCGTGGCAAAACCGGCAGGTTTGCTGGGGAGCCGATTGAAGGCATCAGCGCAGCATTACGGGAAGCCAATAAGACAGCGCAGGACTACATGTACAAGCATGCAGCCGCCGGCACCCACGAGGCCATTCCTGGCCAATCGACTGGCCATGTCCCAGGCATACTGTCAGCTACCCCTGAGGAAAAGATTGCATATAGCCAGGAAGGGCGTTGGGACCAGCCCACACCGTACACACTGCCAGAGGCACCGACCGTTGGCGCCGGTAACCGCGACGTTCTGTACTCAGCGCTGAACATGCGCCAGTTACCGTCAGAGCCGTCGGTAGGTGCGTATCGGAACATGGCCGGTGAATATGAGTTTAATCCTATGACGATGGCCAGGCCCCTGCTGGACTTCCCGACTGGCGGCAAAGGATTGGTTGCCCCGCAGACGTTGAAGACGGCTAATGCCGTTGAGCGCTTCCGAGCAATCATGGACGCGCAAGAGGCTGGCGCCTTGAACTTGCCGAACACAATGGGCGACGTCAAAGGAAAAAACTCAATTGTGCTAGACAGCCGCGGGGTTAATAAGGCCGACCCGTCATTGGGTGTGCAGCCTACGCAAGAGCAGATGATTGCCTTGAACAAAGAGCTCGAAGGCACCGGGTATGGCGCTAGTGCTACGGGCCGTGGCGTCACAATCTTCCCGTTCAATGCTGAGCAGATGGGCTCAAAAGAAATCCAATCCTTAATTAAAAAGAAGGGCGCCGATTTTCAGAGAATATTCCCATCCAAAGTAGAAAAGTCTCTCAACAGCTTCGTATATGTCCCAGGCATTGGCAAGTGGGGCGATGAAGGTATTGTGCCAACGACGCCGTTTTCTGGTGAGGCAACGTCTGGGTTCTTGGAAGAAATAGCCGGCCTGCCGCCAAAGGTAGCATTAGACATTGGCGAGTCTGAAGGCGTGAGAGGATCAATTCGCAAGAAGATCGCACGCGATGCTCCGCTGCCTGGCGCCCGTGAGGATATCCAGAACATGCGTAAGTTCTTCGCCGAGGCTGATTGGCCAAAGGCAGTTGCGCTGATTCGCAAAGGGCTAACCCCCGCCGCCGCGTTGGCGTCTATGGGCTACTCTTTAGAGTCAATGGCAGGGGAGAAGGAGCCGTTACGGTAAAACCAGCTCTTTGCACCCCTGGTTGTCGCAGCAAGTTCTTTTGATGTAATACGCGTTTTGACAGATTTAGCTTCGTAAAGCTGGCCGAGTAGCTCTTCAATTAAGTAAGCGCACTCTTCAAAGTATGAGCCTTGGCCGGCGTCTTGATCGCGAAGAAAAGCAATAGCGTCGTCGTACTTGTCCATGTGGTTTGCCATGTGGTGGTCGGAATCATTAATGTAACACAGGATTAAACTATGGCACAAGAATTTCCAATCGACCCAGCGTTTGACCGATTCGTAGATCCTATGTCTGAGGCGCCACAAGGCGAAGAGGATGAAGAGGGCGTCGAGGTTGAGCTTGATATTAACGATGAGGATATCGAGGAGCTTCCTGACGGATCCGTCATTGTGACGATGGACACAAAGGGCCCACGCGAGAACGAGGACTTCTATCAGAACCTGTCAGATAGCGAGGACTTCGACTTTGACGTGTCCACGATGGCTATGCGCTACATCAAGCTTATCGACAACGATAAGGAAGCCCGTAAGAAGCGTGATGAGCAGTACGAGGAGGGCATCAAGCGCACCGGCTTAGGTAACGACGCCCCAGGTGGTGCGCAGTTCCAGGGCGCCTCTAAGGTCGTCCATCCTGTTATGGCTGAGGCCTGCGTTGACTTCGCCTCACGGGCAATTAAGGAGATGTTCCCGCCTGACGGTCCGACCCGAACTAAGATCCTCGGCGAAGTAGACAAGGAAAAGATAGAGATCGCTGAGCGTAAGCGCGACTTTATGAACTGGCAGCTCACGGAACAGATTGAGGAGTTCCGCGACGAAGAAGAGCAGCTCTGTACGCAGCTTCCGTTAGGCGGCTCCCAGTACCTGAAGATGTGGTACGACGAGAAGAAGCGCCGTCCATGCACCGAGTTTCTGCCAATCGACAATGTCCTGCTGCCGTTTGCCGCGGCTAACTTCTATACTGCCCAGCGTGTAACCGAGATCCAGGACATTACGGAGATGGAGTTCAAGTCCCGTATCAAGTCTGGCCTATACCGCGACATTGACTTTATCCGCGCCACTGCTGAGCCTGAGCCAACGAAGCCTAAGAAGGCCAACGACAAGGTCGAGGGTATCACTGCCGGCGACAATGAGGATGGCGTGCGCCGGGTTTACCACATCTATACCTGGCTAGAGCTCGAAGAGGACAAGTACTCGAAGGGCGAGAGCGCTCCGTACATCCTGATGATCGACGAGTTCGACAATGAGGTTATTGGCCTGTACCGTAACTGGGAAGAGGGCGACGAGACCATGTCGAAGTTGGACTGGATCGTTGAGTTTAAGTTTATCCCCTGGCGTGGCGCCTATGCAATTGGCCTGCCGCACCTAATTGGTGGCTTATCTGCAGCCTTGACGGGTGCCTTGAGGGCACTTTTAGACACCGCACATACCAATAACTCGCTGACTGCGCTGAAACTGAAGGGCTCGAAGATCTCTGGCCAGTCGCAGAACATCGAAATCACGCAGGTAACGGAGATTGAGGCTGCCCCTGGCGTTGACGACATCCGTAAGGTGGCCATGCCACTGCCGTTTAACCCGCCAAGCCCGGTACTTCTCCAGCTTTTAGGTTGGCTTAACGATGCAGCCAAGGGTGTAGTGACTACGGCAGAGGAAAAGATTGCCGACGTTAACTCAAACACGCCTGTTGGCACGACCCAGGCGTTAATTGAGCAGGGCGCGGTCGTATTTTCGAGTATTCACGCCCGTATGCATACGTCTCAAGGCCGTGTCTTGCGGATCCTGTCCCGAATTAACCGCTGGTACCTCGACGATATGCGTCGTGGCGAGATGGTTGAGGATTTGGACATCAAGCGCGAGGACTTTGCCCGTATTACGGACGTTATTCCTGTCTCGGACCCGCATATCTTCAGCGAAACGCAGCGGATGGCGCAGACGCAGGCGGTTATGGCGATCATGGAGAAGAACCCTGACCTGTTTAACCGTAAGGTGGTCATTGAGCGCTTCCTAAAGCAGATCAAGGTGCCTGGCGTTAACGAGCTGATGGTCGATACCCCGTCGCCGGTCAAGATTGACGCGGCTAACGAGAACGTGGCGATGGCAATTGGCCAGATGGCCGCGGCCTACCCTGAGCAGGACCACCTCGGTCACATCCAGGCGCACCTAGACTTTGCAAAGAACCCTGTACTGGGCGCCAATCCGTTGATTGCCCCGACTTTCGTGCCTAAGGTGATGGAGCACGTCAAGCAGCATATCGTCCTCTGGTACCTGAACCGCATGAACGGCTACGTGGAGCAGTCACTAGGCAAGAAAATGGCCGAGTACGAGCTTCTCAAGGATCCCAAGATGGTGGACAAGCTGTTCGGTGCCGCGTCTCAGCACGTAGACATAGACACGCAGCAGACCTTGTCGGGGATTATGCCGGTTATCCAGCAGATCACCCAGATGGCCGAGAAGTACCGTCCTCAGCCGCCAATGTCGCCGGACACCAAGGTCCTTCTGGACACCTCTATGGCCGAGACGCAGCGTCGTGCAGAGCGGGACAAGGCCGAGATGTCGTTAGAGGCGCAGAAGGCCGCTACGAAGGCCAAGGAGACTATGGCGAAGATGAAGCAGGACTTCGACATTGCGATGGAGGATCAGCAGTTGAAGTTGGCCATTGCGACCAACGACCAGGATATGAAAGAACGCATCGAGACGGCCCGTTTAACGCGGGATGCTGCCAAGCTCTCTCACGAGCAAGACAAGACCGTTTTATCTTTAATCCCCTCAGGAGGCAATTATGGCAACGAGTGATCAAGAGCAAAAAGGCATCAATGTACCGCAGCACAAGCGCATCGCAATGGGCGAGAAGCTTGATGGTACGTCCCTTCAACCAAAAGGCGGTAGCTCAGCCCAAAAATCCTCAGGAGGCCTGCCACAGACAAAAAGTAAATGAACACTATCTCTGACTTCATTGGTCTGATTGAGGCTAAACAGCAGGAAATTGCTGTGTCCCTCGCTGCTGGTAATGCAGTGAACTGGGAGTCTTATCAGAGGATGGTCGGGCAGAATCTAGGGTTGAGTGATGCCTTGAATATTCTTAACGATTTGCTAAAGGAAGATAATGAAAATGAATGAACCGGTAGCGTGTGATAACGCTGAGTTAGCTTGGGCATTTCCGAGCGTGGATCCCGGTGCACAACCCCTTGGAGGTCGCATCTTAGTTCAGTTGCGGCGTACACACAAAAAGGCGACGAGCGCGGGAATTATCCTAGTCGAAGAGACGAAGGAAACCGAAAAGTGGAACAACATGGTAGCGGTGGTGGTTGCGCTAGGCCCATTGGCCTATAAGAACCGCGACACGATGGAGTACTGGCCTGAAGGCACTTGGATTCAGGTAGGTGACTACATCCGCGTCCCAAAATGGGGCGGCGACAGATGGGAAGTGAAGGTGCCTGGGGATGACGATTACGAAGATCCTGCGCTTTTCATGATCCTTAACGACCATGAAGTTATCGCAAAGCTAACGGGTGACCCGATGGCTATGCGTGCCTTTCTCTAAGGAGGAACTATGAGTACAGATGCAAAAGAAACCGAGTTGGAATATCGGGAAGACAAGGACGGTGGCGTCATTATCACTATGCCGGCCGATGAGGTTGATGATGACGATGACGAGCCGGTAAGTGCCGCAGCAGGTGGATCACAAGAGGCAGACGACGATGCGGATGACGAAAGCGCCGATGGCGACTACGACAGTCCGATTCGGGAGGCACGCCGTGCCCGTCGGAAAGCCAAAAAAGAGTACATCAAGAAGACCAATGTAGAGAAAGACCAGCGCCTGCAGATGCTTGACCGCGAGAATGCGGCCATGAAGGAGCGCCTAGCTGTCCTAGAGCGCAAGGCTCAGGGCACTGACTTAGCTCAGATTGACCGGGCTATCGACGACGAGGAGAGGCGCCTACAGTGGGCTCAGAAGAAGCGGGAAGAGGCCATTAGTAACTCCGACGGGGCACTAAGCGTCCAGGCTGAGGACGCGGTCTACGAGGCCCGGCAGAAGGTTGAGCAGCTCAGGCACCTAAAGCAACGGGCAATGCAGGCCGCTCAGGAGGCGCCAGCTTACGATCCTCGGATCAAGCGGCACTCTGACGCCTGGTTAGCGGAGAACGACTGGTATGACTCTGGCCTCAAGGATGAGGATAGCAAGATTGCTAAGGTTGTGGATTCTACGCTTCACGAGGAAGGTTGGGACCCTGCTATGCCGGACTATTGGCAAGAATTCAATAGACGGTTGCATAAAAAATTGCCTCACCGTTATACTGATTCTGATGACGAAAGATCAAGTAGGCGTCCTCGGAGTGTTGTGACTGGATCTGGGCGGGAGACGATGTCAGAAGGTGGCAGAGTTAACGTCACAATTGAGCCAGAAAAGATACGGGCAATGAAAGATGCAGGATTGTGGGAGAACAAAGCTCTCCGCACGAAGATGCTGCAACGCTATGCCCGTGAATCACGCAAATACCCAAGGAGCTAACTATGGACGGACGTTTAAAGAAATCATTGAAGTCAGGTGGCCGTGAAGATCGCGCAAGCGAGGACACTAAAAGGGCGTCATCTGAAGAGAAGTTTGTGTCAACGCAGGAACGTCGGAAGATGTGGAGCGATGAATGGACACAGAGTGCGCTGCCCAATGCCCCGGAATTGCCGGGATGGCACGTTTGCTGGTTATCGACAACCAATGGCTATGACAGTATCGATAAGCGGGTTCGACTTGGCTATGTACCTGTGAAAGCAGAAGAGATAGACGGGTTTGAAAATCACCGCGTAAAGGCTGGAGAGCATATTGGCTATATTGCGTGTAACGAGATGCTGTTGTTCAAGATCCCTGAAGACATTTATCAGGAGATCATGACTCACTTTCACCATGATCAGCCAATGGAAGAGGCTAACAAGATCAAGGTGCAGGCTGAATCTCAGGTTGGACGTGATAGTTCGGGTCGCAAGCTCGGACAAGTCGAAGGCGAAGGCTTGGGCAATATTGATAAGCCGCTTTCTGCTCCGGTATTTGCCTGAGCGTAAGCATTAAACCATTTAGGAGCTAATATGAGTACTATTGCTGCTCCGTTTGGCATGCGCCCCGCTTTCCATCCATCCGGTTTGGACCGCGCTGTTGCACTTGCTGACGGCATTCAAGCTGTTTCCACTTCTGGAAACGTATCCCTCGGCTACGCTGAGAACATTTTCAAGGGTGCGCCCGTGAAGATGAACACTGCTGGCTGGGTTGAAAATAGTTCTGGTAGCGAGGCCATTCAAGGCGCGTTTGCTGGTGTTGAGTGGACTGATTCGACAGGTCGTCGTCGCATCTCGCCATTCTGGCCTGCTAACGAATCGTTCCAGACAGGTTCTTTGGTTGCGTACTACTACAGCGACCCGAACATTGTGTATGAGATGCAGTCTGCTGGCTCACTCGCGCAAAACTCGGTCGGTGATCAGTATGACATTACCAACCCAACAACTGGTTCGACTACTACTGGCCTGTCCTCCGCTTCACTGGGAACGACCCCTGCCGGTTCTGGTTCAACTAACGTGATGCGTGTCATCAACTTGGCCCCCTATCCAGATAACGCCTGGGGTGATTCCTATACGATCGTTCAAGTACAGATTGCTCTCAGTCAGTACGTTGCATCGATTAACGCTATCTAAAGGAGGGACTGAATTATGGCAGCCCCGATGAGAAGTACAGACTTCCGCAGTATCGTTGAACCAATCATGAACGAATGCTTTGACGGCGTTTATGATCAACGTACTGACGAATGGTCCCGCGTGTTCCGTGAGCAAGACGGTATCCCACGCAACTACCACGAAGAGCCAGTTCTTTATGGTTTTGGTCTCGCCCCACAACTGCCAGACGGTACTCCGGTAACGTATCAGCAGGGCGGCGTGTTGTTCCTGCAGCGCTATGTTTACAACGTGTATGGCCTGGCCTTCGCGTTGACCAAAGTGCTGGTGGAAGACGGCGACCACATCCGTATCGGCTCGGTCTATGCTCGTCACCTCGCTCAGTCCTTGATTGAAACCAAGGAAACCCTGTGCGCGAACGTGCTGAACCGTGCATTTAACTCGGCCTACCCAGGCGGTGACGGTGTGTCGCTGAGTAATGCTTCGCACCCAATCGCTAACGGCACCTTCAGCAACCTGCTGACGACCGCTGCTAACCTGTCCCAGACCTCGCTTGAGCAGATGCTCATCCAGATCCGTCAGGCTGTTGACAACAACCAGAAGAAGATCCGTCTGGTCCCACGTCAACTAGTGGTTGCCCCAGGCAACGTGTTCCAGGCTGAAGTTCTGCTGAAGTCGGTCCTGCGTTCCGGTAATGCAAACAACGACATCAACCCAGTCAAATCAATTGGCTTGCTTGATGAAGGTGCTGCAGTGCTGTCGCGTCTGACTAACTCAAGCGCCTGGTGGGTTCAGACCGATGCTCCAGAAGGCACTAAGCTTCTGATGCGTCGTCGCCTTGAGAAGACGATGGAAGGTGATTTTGAGACCGACACCATGCGTTACAAGGCAACTGAGCGTTATCAGGTGGGTTGGACTGACCCACGTACTTTGTACGGTACGCCTGGTATCTAAGTAATTCGGGCCGGGGAAACTCGGCCTTTTTCTTAACATTCGCTGAGCTTTTCAAGGAGACACGCGATGGCTTTAACAAATTTCCCTAACGGGATCACTTCTTTCGGCGTTCCAGTTACTGGTCCTGCCCCTATTTCTGTTCCTAACGGTAACGGCAAGGTTATTTATGTTGACGCGAATGGCCAAGTTGGCGCCCCTGGCTCAAGTGTAGAGATTGTTTCTACAACGATCCAAGCGGCAATTAACGCCTGTACGTCTGGCGCTGGCGACACAATTCTTGTGTTTCCTGGCACCTACAACGAAAATCTAGTCATTAGCGGCGTTGACTATCTGACGATTATTGGTTGCCAAGTAGGCGGCTATGAGCGCCCTGACGTTGGTGATGCAACGGGCACTGCCCTGACCATTACTGAGTCGCAAGGCGTAGTCATTCGCAACATGCGTTTCTACAATGAAGACAACAGCGATGTTGCAATCACTGATAGTAACGGCGGTGTGTTTGATAATTGCGTCTTTGACGGCAATGCAGCAATGACGGCAAACAAGGCATGCTTGGCATTCCAAGTGAATGCAACGGATGATTCTTATACGGCGTCTGAGAACGTTGTGCAGAACAGCCTAATCCGCGGATCTGCTGCAATTGGTATGCGCTTCCAAGCTGCTGCTGCTCCTATCGGTGTTGGCACGACGCACAATGTGGTCGCTAACAACCGTTTTATCGGCATTACTGGCGCTGACATTAAGTCTGTAACGGCTACCTCGGCGACTTATACGTTCCAAACGACGCAAGTCTCTGGCAATCAGTTTATGGACTTTAATAAAGCTTTGTATTTGAAACTTGACGCTCAAGTTGAGGATAATGGTCTTATTTCGGGTAACTTCTTTGCTAGTGACACGGCATTGGCTATAACGTCAATTGACCTGAGCGGTACTTCTATTGCGTTTGCGGGTAATTTTGCTTCGGCAGGTATTGTTGACGGCACCGGCTTCAACGCCTAAGGAGTAGACCATGCCCCAGTTCGATGATGATTTGTTCCTCGGGACTGCGGTTACTGAGATGGGGATGTCGCTTGGCGACCCCTCCCCTATGTCAGCAGGTGTTGGGCCGCTTGGCCGGATCTATGTATGGGATACAGTCCCGGCCGCGGCGGTTATCAACAACCTGGCAACTGCACAAACCCCTGCGGGTGCTGGTGCGATAACTTTAACTGCGGGTACAAGTGTCACGCTGTTTCGTGTCACTAACTTTCAGAATGGTTATCGGCTAGATGTCCCGCGTGCTGTAAGTGTTAGTACTGGGTCAGGTACGCCGACCTCACGTATCTTCACCGTTGTTGGCTTTGACATTTATGGCCAGGCTATGACGGAGACGATTACATCGAGCGCGGTTGCCTCAACTACGGTGAACGGCAAGAAGGCCTTTTCTGTTATTACGGGCGTTACGGTAAGCGGCGGCACTGTCGTTGCAATTACTGTAGGCACGTCTGACGTAATTGGCATTCCTGTGCGTGTCTCTAACGCTGGCTATGTTGGCAGCGTAAAGTGGGATAACACATTAGCCGAGGATACCGGTACTTTTGTCGCCGCCGATAGCACAACTGCAACAGCAGCCACTGGCGATGTTCGGGGGACTTATGACCCCTCGTCAGCCTGTGACGGCACCAAGCGCCTTGTAATGGGTGTTTTGTTGTCTGCAATCGCAGTTGGCCCCAATGCAACGCGTGCTGGCGCCCTTGGCGTCACTCAAGCCTAATAGGAGATGGAAATGGGTCAATTTAAACCAATGGTCAAGATGATGACCACGGAGCCTACCGTTGAGCTCAAGCTCAAAAAAGGTGGTTCAGTAGAGAAGAAGATGCAAATGGGCGGGACTCCTTCTGTGGATGCTCCGCGTATGCCTACTCGTGGCGGCATGCCTTCTGGCGCTGCTATGCCAGGTACGGCGCCGATGAAGCCGTCAATGGCGGCTCGTCGTCGTGCGATGATGGCTCGACCAGGCGGTGCTGCTCCTGCGGCTCCAATCGGCCGTGCTGCTGCTATGATGAAAAAAGGTGGCGAGGCGCATGAAGATGCAGCTCAAGACCGCGCAATGATCAAAAAGGCGATGTCCGGTAAGAAGTTTGCTACTGGCGGCGTCGTGATGGGTCAAGGCGGCTACGCTACCGGCGGCATCATCAAGTCCGAAATGGGCAAAAGTAAGATAACGACGGCTCACCCTGATAATTCCCCTGCAAAAACAGGTGAAGTGAAGATGGGCAACGGCGGTGGTTATAAGCACGGTGGCGGCGTAAAGATGTACGCTAAGGGTGGCGGCGTTAACGGCAACGTTAGCACGACCCCTCCTGGCGTAAGCGGTACTACAACTGGTAGCGTCAAAAAAGGTAATGCTGGCGGCTACAAGACTGGTGGTGCAGCAAAAAAGTTTGCTGACGGTGGGGCTGTCCAGAGCGATGGTCGTGCCGTCAAGATGCCACAAGGTAATAAGCGCCCTTCGGCGCCTGTAAGCATTAACCAACTGTCCGGCACCTTTAAAAAGGGTGGCAGTGTTAAGAAGTTTTCTACAGGCGGCTTAGGCGAAACTGAGAAGCGCTTGCTTCGTGAGGCTCAAGAGGAAAAGCTAGATCGTAAGGGTCGTGAGGCATTTGAGAATGTGCCAAAGGTCCAGAAGGAACTCGACGAGGCAATGAATCCTATGAGCATGATGAAGGAAATGGCCGGTAAAGTTAAGAAGTTGTTTACCGGTTCTGAGATGCCTAAGGGCTCTGTTACCAAGACTGAGAAGTCAGTAACGGTCGCCCCAGGCAAAAAGCGTGGCGGTGCTTGCTAAATAAGGTGGGGGCTTCGGCCCCTACTTTTAATTGGAGATTTCAATGTCAACATTGACAAATGTATTTGCAGAACACGCTGATGCTACGGGTACTATTTATGCTGGGGCAGCAAACCTTGCCGGGTATCAACTTGCTTCTGGCGGCGTTGCCGGTGAGATTGTTTTCCGCGATGGTGGATCAGGCGGGACAGAGCGTTTGCGAGTAAATATCACAGTTAATACTGCTGTAATCTCAACGCTAATCCCCGGTAATGGAATTCGATTTACAACTAACATTCATGTCACGCTACCAGCTAGTGCGGCTGTTACTATTTTCTGTGGCTGATTATGCCAGCCAAATCTAAATCCCAGTTCCGGTTAATGCAGGCTGTTGCGCATAATCCTAAGATTGCGAAGAAGGTTGGCATCCCAGCCTCTACTGCCGCTGAGTACGTTCAATCTAACGTGGGTAAGAAGGCCTACAGCAAGCTCCCAGAGGCTAAGGCTGCTGATGGTGGCTTGTACGCAAATATTCACGCCAAGAGGCAGAGGATCGCTGAGGGTTCTCATGAAAAGATGCGCAAGCCTGGCTCTGAGGGTGCCCCGACGGCTGGTGCGTTCAGGGAGTCTGCTAAGACTGCGAAGATGGCTAAGGGTGGCGTTAGTTTAGCTGTTGGCCGTGGCGAGAAGATGCCTGTTGAGCGTGGCGCTGGCTTAACGCAAAAAGGCCGTGAGAAGTATAACCGCGAGACCGGCTCTGAGCTCAAGGCTCCGCAACCAGAGGGTGGGAAGCGCAGAGATTCATTCTGCGCGAGAATGGGTGCAGTAGCGGAAAAGAGTGAAAAAGGTAGTAGGTCTCGAGCTTCGATGAAGCGTTGGAATTGCCCCGGTTGGTAATCAAAGGAAAACATCATGACGTCAATTATTCAGAAGAAGCCGCCTGCACCGCGCCCACCTGTGCGGCCACCTGTGCGGCCACCTGTTACGCCATCAATTAAGCCACCTGTTACGCCACGTCCGGGGCCAATACGAGCAAATGATACAGGGCGCGTACCACCATCAGAACAAAAAGTGCCAACGCCTTCTAGCCAGAAAGACATGACTCCCCCGCAGTATGTTCCAATGGGGCCTAGTAAACCTGCTGTATCCGGTGGGAATATGGCCGATGCCGCAAGAAATGCTGCAATTCGTGGTGGCACTCCTATTTCAATTAAAGATGCGCCGGGGTATCGTGGAATTGGGGTTCCACTAATGCCATCATCTTCTATGCTTGGGGTAAAAAAAGGCGGGAAGATTGTTAAAAATAAGGTCAATACCGTAACAAAAAACAAAAGAAATTCTAACTGGTGATTAAAGGAAAATATTATGCCAAGATCAGCAGCAGATGCATTTGCAGAATTAAACTCGGAAATAGAAGGTGGTGCAGTTAATGTTGCTCCACAAGGTGAATTTTCTGAAGAAGAAAAACAAAGATTTAGACAAATGCGAAAATCGGGTAAGGGAACAAAATTAAAAGATATGAGCCCGTTGGATAGAGAGCAATTTGAAAAAGATCGGCTTATGTTGGATCAAATTGGGAAAAAAAAGGGCGGCGCTATTTCTACAAGCAAGATTAGCACTGCAAGTAAGAACAAAAATCAGTGTAACTGGTAATCAAGGCTCATATGGCTAAAGTTAAAAAGATGGCTGATGGTGGCTTGACCGATATGGGCCCAGACATGAGCGCTAATGCTGCTACGGGTATCGATAAGATATCTGAGGGTGCGCAGGCGCTTGGCTCGTCTCTCAACCAGATCAACCAGGCTGTGGGAACGTCTACGCCGGGCTTTCAGGCCATGACCACCTTATCCCCGTCCCCTGCCGGCAGCTTAGGCCGTCAGCTCGGGTACAAGAAGGGCGGTAGCATCAAATCAAAGGCAAGCACGGGCGAGTCTCGCTCGAAAAAATCACCTGGATGGTAAGGGGTTGTCATGGCATATTCTGGGTCAGTTGGCACTACAGTCATTAATGTCCAGACGTTAATCGATCATGGCGCTCGTCGTTGTGGAAAATTAGCGGAGGAGTTGACCTCTGAGCAGTTATTGTCAGCGCGACAGTCGCTGTTCTTTGCCCTTTCGCACATAGCGAACTTAGGCATTCAGTACTGGGCGATTAATAAGAAGGTTATTGGTCTTAATGCTGATCAGTACATCTACGAGATGCCTGTTGGCACTATTGATGTGCTTAATGTTCTTTATCGGCAGATGACCCGGCCTACGCCTAACGACTTAGGTGGGTATACGAGCTCTGCCGGGGGTGTAGTAGCAAATGTGGCTGATAGTAACATTGACACTTTCTGTCAGCAGATTTCAGCTAATGGCAACATTCAGGTCTATTATGGAACTGATAATCCTATTTATGCTGGCAGCATCGGGATTCTTCCTTATGTTGCTGGTGGTGGTTCTGCTACTTGGTCCGTTATTTTTGAGTACTCCACTGATGGAGCTACTTGGAGCACTCTTGACGACCTTGGGTCTGTTGTAGTCAAAGATAATCAATGGATTTGGACTGACGTTGATCCTGGCCAGACCGTTGAATATTACCGTGTACGTGTTTATGGCGGCGCGACGCTGGCACTGCGCGAGTTCTATGTAGGTAATAACTCGCTTGAGGTCCAGATGTCCCGTCTAAACAGGGACGACTACACGAACCTGCCGAACAAGAACTTTACTGCAAACCAACCGTACCAATTTTGGTTCAACCGGACAATCCCGCAGCCAGGTCTTTACTTGTGGCCTGTCCCTAGCGATCCGTTCATCCAGATGACGACGTGGTATTCGCGTCAGATTATGGACGTTGGCGCCTTGACGGATGAGCTGGAAGTGCCGCAGCGGTGGTATGAGGCGGTTATTTTCATGTTGGCGCATCGGATGTCATTAGAGCTGCCGGCCGTGTCAGACAATCGGATCACGTACCTTGAGAGAATGGCTGAGAAGTACTTCTTTGAGGCAGAGCAGGAAGAGCGCGACAAGTCGCCGATTTATCTATCGTCGAATATTTCTGTATATACAGCCTGATGCCAATATTCTTAGATACAACTGGCCTGACAAGTCTTGCAATCGGTATTTGTGACCGGTGCAAGATGAAGCGCACGTTTGTCTCATTGCAGTCGGACCCGAACTTCCCTGGCCTGCGCGTATGCGACCAAGGTTGTAAGGATGAGTTTGACCCATATAGACTACCTGCTCGGAAGACGGAGCGCATTAATTTAAGATTCCCTCGTCCAGATACAAGCGTTGCCGTAGACCCGAATTCTATTGGAACGGGTGGCTACGGAGACTTCTCGTTATCAACAAATCAGAACACGCAGACCCCAGAGAATAATGGGAATATTGACACTATTTTCCCGGTTGAATAATGGCACAAGTTACGATTACCCAATTGCCGGCAGCGCAGCCGCTAACAGGCACTGAATCGGTTCCAATTAGTCAGAATGGCCAGACGGTCCAGACGACGACGGGGGCGATTGCGAACTCGCCGACTCAGCAGCAGACGTTTCTTACGGCAACTAACGAGGCTACGCTGCCTAACTCAAGGCAATTACAGGGATCCACCGGTGTCGGCTTAGTTGACACGGGCGCTCTTGGTACTTTGGCTGTTACGTTGAACGGCGTATCAGGCAGCCTAGAGACCTGCGCTGATGGGATGATCTCAAAGTCCAGCGGGGCAGTCGTTGGCCGCACAATCACCGGGAGTGTTACTGGGGTAGCGGTTACTAACGGCACTGGCGCAGGCGGTAACCCTGTAATCAGCCTAGATGGCACCGTAGGGACGATTAACGGCCTTTCTGGTACTGGGATCATGGGATTGGTCGGCGGCGCCTCTGTGACCGCTTTAGAGATCCTTGGGACGGCTAGTGAGATCTCGGTTGCTGACGGTACGGGGCCAGGGAATCCAACGATTGGATTGGCTGATAATCCGGTTATACCTGGCGTTGAGGGTATGGTCTTGCCTATCGGGTCAACGGGAGACCGTCCTGGTGGCGCTATAAACGGCGAGGCTCGATATAACTCAACAACAAGCCGATTTGAAGGCTATCAAAATAATAGTTGGACTAGCTTTGGATCTGGCGACGGTACGGTTACGTCGGTGGATGTATCTGGTGGCGCGACTGGTTTAACGACCACGGGCGGTCCGGTTACGGGATCCGGCACCATTACCCTTGTAGGCACCCCAATAAGCGCAACAAACATTGCCGGTGGTGCGGCAAATAAGATTCCTTACCAGGC